AGCGTCCGTCGTAGTGACGGTCAGCATGTCGGGGTACAGGAGGCGGATCCTCGCATCGCCCACACTCTTGGCTGCGTCCGCAGCCTCCGAAGGCTGAGTCCCAGCCTGGAAGCCGAGGATTGCGGTGCGCTCTGCCCGGTGCCGGATGTCCGACTGGATAGCGCAGTGAGCACTGAGGTACTGGGCAAGCTCCAGGGTGTAGGGGACGAGCGGGACGAGCACACTCGGCCGGATGCGACCCGGAAGGAGGCCCTCCAACTCATCGAGGGCGTTGGTGTACGAGGCGACACCTGCATTGGTGGACCCCGCGTCCTTCTTCACCTGCTTGACACCGACTGCGGATGCACCATTGAGGAGCATGAGGTACGCCGCAAGGGCGGTCGGACTGTCGGCTCCAGGCAGACCAAAGGCGCGCTCGATTGAGCTCATCTTGGTGTACACCCTCGGAGAGTAGTCCCTCTTCGAGAAGTCATAGCTGACATAGTAGATGTCACCGATGGCCGGCTCCGCCCCACCACGCTCGTTGCATTCGATGGCAGCGGTGTCCGCTTCGGAAACACCAACGGTGTTCGACACCACAAGGCTGATGCCCGGGATGGTGTTCACGGGGATGTTCGCATCACAAGTGGATGCCTCCCTCACCTTGAGGGTGAAGGTGGCCGTGTCGCCGTCCGTGTAGTTGTTCCCGCCCTCGAGGGGGAGAACAGTGAACGACAGACCCGTGATGGAGTCGCGGTAGGTCTGCCCCACCACGCCATCCTGTCCGAGACCAGTGGTCTGGAGACTCGAGGTGTCCGCCGAACCCGAACCGCTTGCAGCGGAGGAGGTGACAGTGAACCCGGAAACTCCAGCCTCACCCACAGCTCCGTCGCCGTCCTCGGCAAGGAGTCCCGTACCCGGAAGGAGTGCGCTGGTGGCTGCATCCTCATCCACGGCCACGGACGCTGCTGTGCCCGTGAAGTTGCCCTGAATGTAGATGTACCCCTTGCCGTCGGCGGCAACTGCCGCATCAGCGAGAGCAACCCCGGAAATGGTGCCTACCACGCCGGTCCAGGCCAGGAGCCAGTCGATGTCGGCACCGTGACTGTTGGCAGCATTGGCAGCCGCCTGTGTGGTCACCGAAGACCGGGACGCCGACGAGTTGTTGGTGAACCCGAGGACGCCGTTGGCCGTACCGTCGGAAACCGACAGCGACGAGCTCGGACCCGATGCCGCACTTGTGATGCGAAGCGTCGCACCCTCCTGCGAAACCAGGCCAGCGGTGATGACGTTTGCGGCGGCAGCATAGTCGTCATGTACAGCGGCGATGGCGGTGGCGATCAGGTCGATCACCGATCCGTTGCCCGCAACAGCGGGACCGAAAGCCACATCAGCACCGGCACCATTCCCCCCGAAGCCGACCTCGACGGGGTATCCGTCGATGTTGAACTTGAGGGTCGTGTTGTCGGGGTTGCTCGGGTTCGTCCCATCATAGAAGGTCACAACGGGCTGTCCGCCGTTCTGCCCGCCGGACCAGCCGGTCTGTGCGGTCATGGTGGCGGGTCGAATGACGGCATCGCAGTTCGCATACACGATGGTGCCCGAATCAATCCCGAGGAAGGCGAGCGCGTTTCCGGAGACGATCTCAACCGATGCCTGAGCCTCGATGGACTCAGGGTGGATGGAGCTGCCACCGGCCAGGAGCCGGTTCCGAAGGAGAAGCCTGTCGTGCATCAACTCGGCACCAGCACCCGCGATGGAGTACTGCTTCGCCACGGGGGAACCGGCCAGGATCTTGGTCTGGCCGCGCGCGGTGTCTGTGTCACAGTCGATTCCTGCGAGTACGCAGAAGTCGGTGGCACTCCCATCCCCGATGAACTCGAGCACGCCGCCAGTGACGTCATTGGTCGAGGTCGTCACGGCGAACACGAGTTGGCCCTTGGTGTTGGCTGACACGGCGATGCCCGGTGCATCGTCGGCATCTCCGAATGGTACGGCGGGAGTCGTGAACGCAGTCTGTACCGCCGCAGCGAGATCCGCAGGGGTGGCATAGGTGTCAGCGGCAATCGTACACACCTTGAGCCCGGAAACACCGGAGGTCGATCCGGTCCAGTGGAAGGTGATGGTGTCGTAATCACCCGCACCGCAGACCCACCCGGAGAACCGGCCGGCAGAGGTGTACTCTGCCGCCGTGGTCACGGACACAGCGTTGAGGGCATCAGCGTATGCAGACACGTTGTCGGCGCCAGCGCCAGCCGTCGCATCCAGGGAGACCCCATCCACGTTGATGTGGATGCCGTCGTCCGTTCCAGTTGCGATGGTGTGTGTGGAAGCACCTGCGTCGTCGTATGCGACTTCGGAACCGATGATGAAAGCGCACGCGCCGCCACCGCCGGTGAAGCCGGAGGGCTTCGAGAGATCGAGGGTCATGTCCGAGGTCACGGCGTTGCCGACCACGGTGAGCTCGAGGTCATCCGATGTACCTGACGCGAACCAGAAGGGTCCCGGTCCAGGGTATGTCCACTTCGGAGGCGTAGCGAACTTGTCGATGAACTCGACGGTCACATCCTCCTCGAGGGGTCCAGTGAAGGCATCCCCTCCGATCACCTCGTGGCGGGCATCGGGCATCTTGACGGAACCACTCGGGAACACGGGATCCTCGGCCAGACCGACTCCACGGGAGCCGAACACGGTTGAGAACAGCGCGTTGCCGTCGGAGTCGGCTACCGAATAGGTTCCAGATCCGGAACCCCCGGCCGACTCGCAGGTGAGGGTGTATTCCTCATCCTTCAGGGTGTTGTAGTAGAAGGTGGCGTAGACCGAAGCTCCAACAGGGATGGGGTCGGCCAGAGTGATCTCTGCAGAGGCCGAGTCAACCTTGAGAACGGAAACGGATCCCCGGACGAGGGCATCCTGTACACCGAAGCCCCAATAGGCCGTCACCAGATCGGGCCTGTCGGTGGGGACGTCGATGCGACTGTTGCTGACCGTCTGGAACAAGCTGGTCCCGAGGGGACTGTTCCGCCCGTTGCCAGTCGTCGGAACGGCCTGGAGCTTGAACACGGTACGACTCGTGTTGGACGATCCGCCGACGGCATCCGTCACGGCGGGGCACGACTGGAGGTATGCCTTGGCGTCAACGAGGGCCGCCGAAATCTGAACGGTGCCAAACTCCTCGGTGCCCGCGGTTGCGGAGACCGCCGAAACGATGGCTGCGGTGCCCCAGAGAAGCGCGTCGTCCTTCAGAACGAAGTCGACACCCTGCACATAATCAGAGCGACCTGTGGTGATGCCACAGGTGGACACCTCCAGCACGCCGATGTTGGCCAGGTAGTCAAAGGTGTCCTGCCACGAGTTCCACTTGTAGTTGATCACTACGGTGGATCCGACGGCGGGTGCAACCGAGAGGGTCACAGCGCGGTTTGCGCCGTCAACGGAGGCGACCTCCGCAGCGGCACCATTGACGGTGACGGTGACATGGGACGGTGTCGTGGTGGTCACGCCACCGTTGGAACCATCCACGATGGGTCCCTGAAACACATGGAAGGTGGACGTCCGGGCGGTGGCCGCTCCAGCGTTGAAACCGAGAGCGGCGTTGGCGGTGCCAGCCCCTACCGAGAGGGACAGGTCGGCGGACAACGAAATGCAAACATCCCCGAGGTAGTTCGTAAAGGTGGACGCAGAAAGGGACCCTTCCCCAGCGGCAGAGATGGATGCGGCGATCTGCGCTGCCTCCCACGTACCCGGAGGAAGTGTGATGGTGGTAGCAGCTGCCCCGTCAACGGAGACGATGAATGCATCGTCCAGGTCTTCGGTGATGGTGAAGTTCTCACCCACGGATCCTTGAAGGAGGGCACCGTCGGCGGACACCTGGTCGGACACATCGTCGGTGGCGGCCGTGTCGGTCCTGTTGAAGAAGTAGGTGATGCGGACCTCGTCCCCTGCTACGGGAACGGTGGACAGCTCAACAACTCCGTTGACCCCGTCCACGGAGAGCACCACGATGGGCGTATCGTTGAGGAAGGCGACCACATCGGTTGCCTTCGTGGTCGAGGTCCCAGAGCCATCGCCTGTGACGATGGGGAAGTTGCGAACCTGGCACTTCATCGCAACGCCATCCCAAGCACCGAGGGTGATGGTTCCGTTGTCCGCGATGTCGAGGACTGCCCTTCCAGTGACATCCTCCGTAGGGACCGACTGGTCGATGGTGCTGGAGCTGCCCCGAACGACTTCAAGACCGGACTGCGAGAGGATCTCGTTGCCAGGACCGATCAGCATCGGAATGTTCAGTGACGAGAGGTTCCCAGCGAGGGGGTTCTCGTACTTGGTTTCGGTGTAGATGCCTGGGGGGGCGTAGGGGTTCTTGAAATCAAAGGCCATGACGGGTCTCCTTAGCGGCCCTTCCGGGCCGAAATAACTGATTCGCGGTTAGTGCGTTGTCGGTGTTTTCCACGCCTCGAGGGCGGGTTGGGTAAGCACGGATGGTATTTCTATCTTTCTGTTCATCTATCCAAGTCCTTCAGGACTGGTGGTTGGCAGCTTGACCCGCGTCAGTCGCCTTCTTTCGCCTCTTTTTGTGGCGCTCAAGCATCCCTAGAGCCTTACCGTGGAGCCCACGCGCCATCTCGGCGGCGCCTCTCTCCTCAGTTTTCATGGGTTGGTAGTCGCCGTCCAAGGTCCTACCGAGATCCCAACCCGTCTTTCCAGGGTTGTTCCGAAGAACCTCCCTCTTTCGGGTATGTCTCTGGGCTATTGCATCCCAGCTTCCTCTTGCATGTTCTCCAATCACACGATCCACATTGGCATCGTAGGACGAAACACCAGTGTTCTGTGGCTGGATCGTACCGTCCCCCTTCGGGTTGAAGGTGGTCTGTACTGAATCCGGAACAACCCTAGATGCCTGCTCCCCACACTTGCACCCGACGGCATCTCCAGCTCTTGAGGCGGACATCCGCCTGTCGAACCGTAGACCGCAGTCTTCACATTGGTAGCTGTAGAGTGGAATAGCATCCTCCGTTACTTCGTCCCTGATTGCAGGTGGGTATAGGGGGTCCA